CTCGGACTTGGGAGTGACTTGATTGTGACCAAAAGTGTGGAGAGCAGAGAGCCGGGACAAAATGTAAGGAAAGATCAAAGAGCCTGAATGGCAACAGAAAAGGAAGATTGCAATCATAGAGCGCAGGGAAGTGACAAAAGAGATTCTCTGCGCTGTTTACGTTCTGTGTAGAATATGTAAGATTATTGCAATGGCTAAAATATGTGTGAAAAGGCAAAAGAGATGAATACACAATATGAAGGGAGAATAGATGATGATCTATGCAGAAAAATCAGAAGCGGCATTAGCGGATCATGAGTGGAAGAGAATATTGGAAACGTGGATCAGCCAGGTGAAACAGGGAGAGAAGATTCTGATCCTGCCTCCGGACATTACGAGATGCTATTCTTATGCGGGAAAGATTACCGCGTATCTGTATGAAAAATTATCTGGGGAATGCAAAGTTTGGATTATGCCGGCGGTGGGGACACACCGGCAGATGACGAGAGAAGAGAGAATCAGATTTTTCGGAGCAATCCCGGATGTGTGTTTTTTAAGTCATAACTGGAAAAATGACACGGAAGATATCTGCATTGTGCCGGAAGAGATTGTTTCTGAAGCGACCGGGGGAACATACAGGAGAGCGATTACGGCTGAATTAAACAGAAACGTTCTTTCAGGAGAGTTTGACCGGATCGTATCCATCGGTCAGGTGGTTCCCCATGAGGTGGTGGGAATGGCAAATTACACGAAAAACCTGCTGGTGGGAGTCGGCGGCAGGGACATGATCAACCAATCCCATATGATCAGCGCCATCTGCGGAATCGAGAAGATCATGGGACGGGAAAATACGCCGGTGAGACGGATCTTTGACTATGTCCAGAAAAATTTCCTGGATCAGCTTAAAATCACATTCATGCTGACGGTGACCTGTGAGAAACATCAGGATTCTGATCTCTACGGTTTCTATATCGGCGAGGAGCGGGAGACGTTTTCTGCGGCATGCAGACTTGCGGAAAAGAAGAACATCACCTGGCTTCCAAAACGGGCGAAAAAGATTGTCACGTGGCTGGATCCGGCGGAATTCGGCAGTACCTGGGTTGGAAATAAAGCGGTCTACCGGACAAGAATGGCGATCGCGGATGGAGGAGAACTTCTGATCCTGGCACCTGGGATAAAATCCTTTGGGGAGAATGAGGAGGTAGACTCCTGTATCAGAAAATACGGTTACAGCGGCACGGAAACGATACAGAATGCCTATGAAAATGGGGAGTTCAACGGAATCGAGATGGCGGCGGCCCACTTGATCCACGGCTCGTCGGACGGTAGATTTAAGATCACCTACGCGGCAGATCCAAAACTTATGCCGGAGGAGATCATGAGATCCGTGGGCTATGAGTGGACCGATATCGGGCCGATGATGAAAAAATATCAGCCGAAGGGAAAGGAAACGGGCTGGTATGAGGACAATGGGGAAGAGTATTATTTCATCAAAGCCCCAGCGGTTGGACTGTGGAGAGTAAAGGGAGAAGCGTGAGAAAAAACTATGGATAAAGTTAATTGATAGCTATCAGTTATACAAATTGTACAAATAAAACATGCTATTAAAAAAATAAAAAAAGTTTAAAAAAGTACTTGCCAAACATGAAAAGGTGTGGTATATTAATATGCGTCGGTGAGAGATACGAAATCTTGAAACACCCGATACGCGGAAGTGTCGGAACTGGCAGACGAGCAAGACTAAGGATCTTGTGGTGGTTACATCGTGTGGGTTCAAGTCCCATCTTCCGCACTCAATGGCGCGAAGCCGAACCCGGTGTACTTTTTCAAGAAAGTGTTCGCCGTGGTGGTAAACTTCACGCGGAAATAGTGAAAAATAAAAGCGTCAGGGCTTAGGCTCTGGCGCTTTTGTTATGCCCGGTCGTCTCTCGATAGGGCTCGAGAAATAGAGCCTGCTCAGCTCGGCAGCTATCACCGTTCCTCTCTGGCCTCCTCGGCCGCGTGGCTATTGTTTACGGGTTGCACGGGACTGGCTGCGGCGCCTGCTGCCTTCTTGTCTCGTTTTAAGGTTTTCACATTAAAAACCAGCAAAACTTGTCAGCTATCACTCAGACCGGGCTTGATCTGTTCATTATGCGCACCCCTCTGAATTTTCACGGGCTTGGGACCGTCCTCGGCTTCATTAGTGC